TTCGGCCCCGAGGTCGAAACTGTGGATCCGCAGACCGGCGAGGTGACCACAAGCGCCCGCCGCGTCCTGCCCAGCCACTTCAAATGCCCCCAATCCGGCAACTGCCTGGACGTCGAAAATCCGGAGGTGTGGGTCTACCCGGAAGGCGTCTTGGACGACCTCACTCCTGAGGAGTTAGGCCTAACTCCTCACTCCTCCCCGAAGACAACGCCATGAAATCAACGACTTGGGAGGACAGAGGAGTTAGGTGCCTAACTCCTCCCGCTTCGCACCTAACTCCTCTTTTTCCATTTTGGATCAACAGGTTGTGCCCGCTGGAGGAGTTAGGTGTTGCTCCCACCCCCTACGGGGGTGTGCGTGCGCGCCTCATCGGCGCGCGCACACCACACCTCGGGCGACCGGGTTGGGCGCGTGGCCCACCCCCTCCCAGGGTCATCCACCCCAAGCCGGGCAGCGACGGCGAGCTCCGCCAAGAACCGCGCCGTCGCCGCCCTCACCAGGATCATCCCCTCTCGGAGACCATCATGGCAGTTCCGACTCTCACCATGCCCGCCGCCCATGCAAGCGGCCCGCCCATCGCCCTCCCGTCCGCGATCAGCATGGCGCACCACGCCGTGCTCGCGCTGGATCTAGGCACCACCACCGGCTGGGCGCTGCGCGGTCAGGACGGCGGCATCACCTCGGGGACCATGACGTTCCGCCCCAGCCGCTTCGAAGGCGGCGGGATGCGCTTCCTGCGCTTCCGCGGCTGGCTGGTCGAGGTGGCTGCCCTGTCCGGCGGGGTGGCGCGGATCGTGTTCGAGGAAGTCCGCGCCCATGCCGGCATCGATGCGGCGCACATCTACGGCGGCTTTCTCGCCCACCTCTCCGCCTGGTGCGAGGAGCGGAGCATCGCCTACCAGGGCGTGCCCGTAGCCACGATCAAGCGCTTCGTCACCGGCAAGGGCAACGCTGACAAGGCGAAGATGGTCGCCGCCATCCAGGCCCGCGGCTTCGCGCCGGCCGACGACAACGAGGCGGATGCCATCGCCCTGCTGCTCTGGGCGACTGACCACACGGGAGGCCGCGCATGAGCATGCACGGCGCACCACTCCCGCCCCGATCCTGCCTCGACCGCGGGACGCGCAGCCCGACCAACGACAGCGAGGTGAACGCCATGCGCGCCGCCGCCTGGCATCGGCACGGCGTGGCGGCGCTGCCTGTCGCCGACATCACGGACGACTGGCTCCGTCAGGCCATCACCAACGAAGCCAATCGGCGCTGGGGGCGTCGCAACGGGGAGAACCACGATGGCCGGTAAGCGCAAGACGAAGGTGCCGAAGCCGAAGCACGACGATCTGGCGAAGCCGTCGAAGTGGCGGCTGCAGCATGGTGGCTTCTCGGAGCCGATCCGCGAGGCAGATCCCGAGACCGGCAGCCCAGTCCAGCATCGCCGCGCCGTGGACACGCTCGGGCTGATGCTGGCGCACGGCAGCATCACGCCGCAGATGCACGAAGCGGGTGAGATCTTCCGCGGGCTGTTCCGCGCCGCCTGCTTCGACAGCATGTCGACGTCGCAGATCATGCGCATCCCAGGCACGCGCGTCGACACGCTCTCGACGATGCAGGTGGAGGCACGGCGCCGCGTCGCTGCGGCGCTCGATACGCTGGGGGGGCAGGACAGCCCCTGCGGCTCCTGCGCGTGGTTTGTCGTCGGCCTGGAGTTCTCGGTCCGCGAGTGGTCGATGCGGCAGGGCTGGGCCGGACGGACGGTGCACGGCCCAGTGGGACAGGGCATCCTGGTCGGGTCTCTTGGCATTCTCGCCGTGCACTTCGGGCTGATGCCACGAGCGAGGGCGGCGTGACGCGGGACGATCGGGGCGGTCATCATCGCCCCGATCACGCTGTTACAATTCACCCCGTAGCGGCTCCGAAATCGATAAGGCTAGAAGCAAGACACGTAGAGAAGGTGCGAGAGCCCCGCGGCTGAACAGCCACGCTGCAGCTCGATCGAGACAGTGGCTCTCGAGCCGCAGGGTCCTTCCTGGCCCCGCTGTATGCGGGGGGCGGAAGCGCGCAACATTGCTAGCGCCAGGCCATAAAACAGGGTTGCGGTTTGCAGCCTTTCCGCGCCGCTTCAATTGCTTAGCTGCAAACTGACGTAGAGCTTCTGCCCTGCAAACCACCTGCAAACCGGATGGCATCATGACGCTCCCCTGGATGGCGGCGAAGATTGTGCTGCGTCCGGTGGCGGAGCTGCGCCCGCATGCCGGCAATGCCCGCGTCCACAGCGCCGAGCAGCTGGAGCAGATCAGGGCCAGCATGCTGGCCTTCGGCTTCACCAACCCGCTGCTGGTCGATGAGGACGGCGTGCTGATCGCCGGCCATGGTCGGCTTGAGGCCGCGACGGCACTCGGCATCGCCAAGGTGCCGACCATCGTGCTGCGGCACCTGTCCGGCGCGCAGAAGGAGGCGCTGCGGCTCGCCGACAACCGCATCGCCGAGAACGCGACCTGGGACCAGGCGCTGCTGCGCGATGCGCTCGCCGCGGTGCAGGCCGCGCCGGACCTCGACCTCGCGGCGCTCGGCTTCTCGGCCACGGAGCTCGACGACATCCTCGCGGCGGCTGGAGACGCCGTGTCCGACGGCGACGCGCCCGAGGCTCTGTCCGCGGATCCCGCCGAGGGGGGCGGTCCGGCAGGCGCTGCGGATGCGGAGGAGCCTTCGGACGATCCCGCCGACGCCGACCCGGAGCCGCCGCGCCAGGCCGTCACCCGTCCTGGCGATCTCTGGCTGCTCGGCGAGCATCGCCTGCTCTGCGGCGACAGCACCGACGCCGCCTCAGTGGCGCGCGTAATGGGCGAGGACCGCGCCGCGCTGCTGTTCACCAGCCCGCCCTACGGGAACCAGCGCGCCTATACCACCGGCGGCGTCACCGATTGGGATGCGCTGATGCGCGGCGTCTTCGCTGCTGCCTCCGGCGCGCTGCGTGCCGACGGCCAGGTGCTGGTGAATCTCGGCCTGATCCATCGTGAGGGGGAATGGCAGCCCTACTGGCAGGGCTGGCTCGACTGGATGCGCGCGCAGGGCTGGCGGCGCTTCGGGCTCTACGCCTGGGACCAGGGGCCTGGCCTGCCCGGCGACTGGAACGGCCGTCTCGCGCCGGCCTTCGAGCTGGTCTTCCACTTCAACCGCGAGGCCCGCATTCCGAACAAGATCGTGCCGTGCAAGTGGGCCGGCACGCCGAACAAGGGCAGCGGGCTGCGCGCCGCGGACGGCGAGGTAAAGGCCTACACCCATATCGGCCTGCCGGTGCAGGAGATGCGCATCCCGGACAGCGTGCTGCGGATCACCCGGCACAAGGGGCGCGGCATCGAGACCGAGCACCCGGCGGTGTTCCCCGTCGCGTTGCCGGAGTTCCTGATGCAGACTTACGCCAACCTCGGCGACGCGGTGTTCGAGCCCTTTGCCGGCTCCGGCACCACCATCCTCGCCGGGCAGCGCACGGGACGGAAGGTCCGGGCGATCGAGCTCGCGCCGGCCTATGTCGATCTGGCGATCGCCCGTTACCGCATGCTGTTCCCGGAACTGAACGTCACGCTGGATGGCGACGGCCGAGGTTACGACGCCGTTGCCGCGGCGCGGACGGAGGCGTTGGTCGATGCTGCCTGATCTCGCGGTCGCCACCATCCCCGTCGCCGCGCTCGTGCCCTACGCCGAGAACGCGCGAACGCATTCCCCGGATCAGGTCGCGCAGATCGCCGCCTCGATCGCCGAGTTCGGCTTTGTGAACCCCGTGCTGGTGGACGCCGCCGGCGTGTTGGTGGCGGGCCACGGCCGGGTCATGGCCGCCAAGCGCCTCGGGATGGCGGCGGTGCCGGCGATCCGCCTCGCGCATCTGACGGAGGCGCAGGCCCGGGCGCTACGCCTGGCGGACAACCAGATCGCGCTGAACTCCGGCTGGGACGAGGCGTTGCTCGCCGCCGAGATCGCACGTATCCGCGACGAGGCGGTGGTCGACCTGGACGTGCTCGGCTTCTCCGGCATGGAGCTGGACCGGCTGCTGGCCGCGGCCGATGCAGGCCTCGGCGATGATGCTGACGAGGCGCCGCCACCGCCGGTGGTGCCCGTCACGCGCACGGGCGATCGCTGGCGCTGCGGCGAGCACCGCCTGCTCTGCGGCGACGCCACCAGACTCGACGACGTCCAGCGCGCGCTCGGTGCCGGTCACCTGGCCGACATGGGCTTCGTCGATCCGCCCTACAACGTGGCGTATGAGGGCGGCACCGCGGCCAAGATGACCATCGCCAATGACGCGCTCGGCGGTGGCTTTCCGGAGTTCCTCCGCCCCGCGCTGGCCAATCTGCTCTCGGTCACCAAGGGCGCCTGCTATGTCTGCATGTCCTCGTCCGAGTGGCCGACGCTGCATCGCGCCTGGCAGGAGGCTGGCGGGAAGTGGTCAAGCACGATCATCTGGGCGAAGAACACCTTCGCCCTCGGCCGCGCCGACTACCACCAGCAGTTCGAGGCGATGCTCTACGGCTGGAAGGCTGGCGCGCAGCACTACTGGTGCGGTGCGCGCGACCAGGGGAATGTCTGGCACTTCGATAAGCCGGCCCGCAACGACCTCCATCCCACTATGAAGCCTGTGGCGCTGGTCGAGCGCGCCATCCGCAACAGCAGCAAGCCGCGCGACACCGTGCTGGACTGCTTTGGCGGCTCGGGCACGACAATGATTGCAGCGGAACGCACGGGGCGGCGCGCCGTGCTGCTGGAGATTGACCCCGCCTATGCCGATGTCATCGTCCGGCGCTGGCAGGAAACTACCGGCGAGGCCGCCGTGCTGGAGGGCGATGATCGCGTCTTCTCCGACGTCGCCGTGGCGCGCGGCATCGTCGATCATGATGTGATCCAGACCGCCGAATCATAGCAAGTCCGCGCCGCTCCATCTTGCTTGGCTCGTGCGCGCCACAGCGCGAATGGTCCGTCACACGCAGAGCACCCCGCCCTGCACCACGACGGAGACGACGATGACCGACCGCGAAGCCCGCGCCGCCCGCAACCAGGAACGCAGCCTGGCCGCCATCCTCGCGAAGAAGGCCGAGTTCGACGCCCTCCTCGCGGAACTCACCCAGGCCAGCGCGGACCATTTCGCCGCGGACCCCGAGACGGTGCTTTGGGGCGAAGCGGCCTGGCTTTCGGATGCCACCGCGAAGCTGAAGGACATCGCGGACCAGCATTTCTGCCGCGGCGAATACGCCTGCTGAAGCGGGCTGGCCCCGCACCGCCCCGACCGGCGACGCCGGTGGGGCTCCCGGCAGTAGGGGCCGATGACCGGCACCCGGAACCGGAGACCACCACGATGACCAAGCTTTCCGACAGCCAGCGCGTGATCCTCAGCGCCGCCGCGCAGCACGAGATGGGCCTCGCCCGCGCGCCGAAGACCCTGCCGGCCGCGGCGCGCAACGCGGTGTTCCGCAGCCTGATCAAGAACAACCTGCTGACCGAGATCAACGCCCCGCGGGAGCATGTCGGGCTGGGCTGGCGCCAGGATGAGGATGGGACCTGGATCGTGGCGCGCATCACCGACGAGGGTTTGCGCGCCATCGGCATCGACCCGAACGAAGGCGACGCGGGGGCCGGCGAGCCCGACTGCTCGGGCATCGAGGGCAGCGTGCCCGACACGGCGCGCACGGGCGCGGAAGAGCCGGCGCCGCCGGGTGAGGACGCCCCGCCGCGCGAAGCGGCCCAGGCCGCGCCCCTGGCGGAGGAAATCGCCCTGCTCGACCAGGCTCTGGCGGCACGCGCCGCCACCCCGCGGACCAGCCTGCGCGATGCCGCCGCGGCGGTGCTGGCCGCCTGGGATGACGAGGCCAACCGCGCCACGGACATGATCGCCGCGCTCGATACCCCGATGGAGGCGCTGCGCACCCTGCTCGCTGGCAAGCCGGCCCGCGCCCCGCGCGAGGCCGGAGCGCCACGCAAGCCGCGCGAAGGCACGAAGCAGGAGCAGGTGCTGGCCATGCTGCGCCGGCCGGAGGGCGCCACGGTCGCGCAGATCGCGGAGGCGACCGGCTGGGCGCAGCACACGGTGCGCGGCTTCTTCGCCGGGCTGAAGAAGAAGGGCCACGCGGTCGAGGTGAAGTCGCGGGAGCGGATGGTCGGCCCGAACAAGACGGGCGCGAAAGGCTCCTTCACCATCTACCACCTGCCGGCCTGACCACGGAGCCGGACACGTCGAGAGCCCGCTGCCGGACGGTAGCGGGCCCTTGCTCGTGATGACCATCACGCGCGGCGGGAGGTCGCCGCCATGCCCGAGCTGACCTCCTCCACGCGCGAGGCCGCGCGGCGTCTCGGTGTCAGCGATACCGCCATCCACAAGGCCGAACGCGCGGGCCGCATCGCCCGCGAGCCGGACGGCAGTTGGGACATCGACAAGACCCGCCGCCGCCTCGTCGAGACCGCGGATCCGGTCCGCTCGCCACTCGCCACTGGCGGCGGAGGCGGCGGCTCGGAGGGCACACCCTTCGCCCGGCTCAAGGTGGCGCAGCTCGCACTCAAGGTGGAGGCGCAGCGCCTCTCGCTCGACGAGACCAAGCGCCGTCTGCTCGACGTCACCGAAGCCAATGCCGCGCTCGATGAGATCGGCAGCACCATGCGCGACGCGCTGCTGAATTGGCCGGCGCGCGTCTCGGGGCTGATCGCCGCCGAGCTCGGCGTCGACCCGCATCTGCTGCAGACCATCCTGCAGAGCCACATCAACGAGCTGTTGACGGAGGCGGCCGATCGCTTCGATCCCGCAGGTCTCGGAGGGGACCGGTCTTCGCAGTCGTGAGCATGTGCGCCGTCGCGTCGGCGCGATGCTGCGCCCGCCGCCGCAGCTGACGGTGTCGGAATGGGCCGAGCGCCACCGCATGCTCGGCAGCCGGGCCTCGGCGGAACCGGGCCCCTGGCGGACCAGCCGCACGCCGTATCTGAAGGACGTGATGGACGCGCTGTCGGCGGTGCAACCCGCCCGGCGCGTCGTCTTCATGAAGGGCGCGCAGGTCGGCGCCACGGAGAGCGGCAACAACTGGCTCGGCTACATCATGCACCACGTGCCGGCACCCGCCCTGGCGGTGCAGCCGACCGTGGAGCTGGCCAAGCGCTTCTCGCGCCAGCGCATCGACCCCCTGCTGGAGGAAACACCCGCACTGCGGGAGCGGGTGGCACCGGCACGCGCGCGCGACAGCGGCAACACGATGCTGTCGAAGGAATTCCCCGGTGGCATCCTGGTGCTGACCGGCGCGAACAGCGCCGTGGGGCTGCGCTCCATGACGGCGCGGTTCTTGTTCCTCGACGAGGTGGACGCCTATCCCGGCGATGTCGCCGGCGAGGGTGATCCGATCGCGCTGGCCGAGGCGCGCGCCCGCACCTTCGGCTGGCGGCGCAAGGCCTTCCTGGTCTCGACGCCGACCATCGCCGGCCGCAGCCGGATCGAGCGGGAGTACTTGGCCAGCGACCAGCGGCGTTTCTTCGTGCCGTGCGCGGCCTGCGGGGAGATGCAGTGGCTGCGCTTCGAGCGGCTGATCTGGGAGAAGGGCGCGCCCGAGACGGCGCGGTATCACTGCACCGCCTGCGACCACCCGATGCAGGAGCACGACAAGACCGCCATGCTCGGCGGCGGCGAATGGCGCGCGACGGCCGAGGGCCAGGATCCGCACACCATCGGGTTCCACATCTCGGCGCTCTACTCGCCCGTGGGCTGGCTGTCCTGGGAGCAGATCGCCCGCGATTGGGAGGCCGCCCAGGGCAAGCCCGAGGACATCAAGACCTTCAAGAACACCGTCCTCGGCGAGACCTGGCAGGAGCAGGGCGAGGCGCCGGATTGGGAGCGGCTGGTCGAGCGGCGCGAGGACTTCGCCATGGGCGTCGTGCCCACTGGCGCGCTGGTGCTCACGGCCGGCGTGGATGTGCAGGATGACCGCCTGGAATGCGACGTCTGGGGCTGGGCGGAGGGCTTCTCGTCGTGGCTCGTCGATCATGTCGTGATCCCCGGCAGCCCGCGGGATCGCGAGCCGTGGGACGAGTTGGCCCGTGTGCTGGCGCGGGATTGGCCCCGCCAGGGCGGTGGCGCCATGCGCATCGCGCGGCTCTGCGTCGACACCGGCGGCCGGGACACCGCCGCCGTCTACGGGCACCTCCGCCGCCTGCGGGATCTTCGCATCGCACCGACTAAGGGAATCGATGGGTGGAACCGGGCGCAACCCGTCCAGGGCCCGACGCCGGTCGATGCGCTGGTCAACGGGCAAAAGCTCCGGCGCGGCCTCAAGCTCTGGACCGTGTCGGTCTCCACCTGGAAGGCGGATCTCTATCGCCGGCTCTGGCTGGGCCGCGGCGACACGGAGGAGCTGCCGCCAGGCTGGGTGCATCTGCCGCGCGCGATCGAGGTGGAATGGGTCAAGCAGCTGGTCGCTGAGCAACTGCGCACCACGAAGGACCGCCGCAGCTTTGCACGACAGGAATGGGCAAAGCTGCGCGAGAGGAATGAGGCGCTGGACTGCGCGGTGCTGGCGCGCGCAGCGCTTTGGCTGCTCGGCGCCGATCGCTACGGCGAGCAGTTCTGGGCACGGCTGCGCGACGAGGCGGCGGATGCGCCGCTCGCGGCATCACACCCGGCACCCGCTGCTGAGGCGCCGGCACCGATGCAGGCGGCATCTGCCATCCAGCGCCCACGCGGCTGGCTCGCACCGCGCGGTGGCTGGCTAAGGGGGAATGTCTAGGCGCCCAGGAATTCCAGCACGGTGGCGTTGAACGCCGGCGGGTTGTCCCAGCTCATGAGGTGACTGGCGCTCGGTATGGTCGCCCGATGCACATCAGGGATCGCCCGCTCCAGCCCGTCGAGTACGGACAAAAAGGCCGGACGGGTCAGCTCGCCGCCTACCAGCAGCGTGGGTGCGCCGATCGCCTGGGCTGCGGCGCGAGAATATGGCGTTCGTCCTTCCTTGATTTGACCGAGCAGGGTGAGCGCGTTGTCACGGCTGATCCGCTGGCGCTCCTCAGCGAGTTTGTCCCAGGCGTCCGGCCCGATGGCGTATTCGTAGAAGCGGCGAAGCCCGTCCTCGATATCACCTTGCCTGACACGCTCGACTGCCTCGGCAATGAGCGCCGTGTAGGTCGCGGGCGGTGTGCCGGGCGGCAGCAGGGTTTCGTCGAGAACGCCAGCTGGCTCGGCCAGGACCAGCCGGTGCACGAGCTGAGGATGCCGTTCGGCGACACGGAATGCGATGTAGGCGCCGCGCGAATGCCCAATCAGATCGACGGGGCCGGCACCGAGGCCGGTGATGAATGCGGCCACGTCAGAAATATGCTGGTCGATGCTGAAGCCGCTGCCGACGTCATCCCAAGGCTCCGGCCAGTAGTAACGCAGGCTCACCGCGATGGTTCGGAATGGCGCCGCGGCGAAGGCGTCCATCTGCGGCGACCAGTAGCGGTAATCGTTCAGCGAGCCGTGGATCAGGACCAGTGGGTCGCCCGATCCTTGCTCGGCGTACGCCATGTCATGGCCATCAATCTTCAGGCTCGGCATCGTTGCGTGGCGTCCTCCCTGGGAAGCGAGAATGCGAAAGGCGGCTGGCGGTGTCCACCCGACAGCCCGCGAGCGCGGGGAAGCGAATAACGCCATGACCAATCCTTCCGACCTCGCATGGGCACTGGCGCAGCCTGCCGGCAGCCGGGCCGCGGCGCTGGCCGCGGCCGTCACCGGCGGCACCACGCGCGTGACCTTCGACGGCCGCACGGTGGAGTACCGCTCGCTGGATGAACTGGGCCGCGCGCTGTCGGTTCTGCATGCGGCCGAGAACGCTGCCGCCCGCCGCCCCAGCGTTACCTTCGCCAGCTTCTCTCGTGAGGGAAGCTGGTGATGGCCCGCCTTCGTGATGCCTGGCACGCGCTCCGTGGCTATGCCGCGGCGCAGGACAGCCGCGCCGCGAGCTGGGCGGCCTCGGGCAGCAGTGCCACGGCGGAGGTGGGTGCCGCTGCACCCACCGTGGCGCGCCGTGCCCGCGATGCCATTCGCAACGACCCCTACGCCGCGCGCATCGTCGATCTCTGGACCGGCAATGCCGTCGGCGCCGGCATCACCACGCGCTGGCCCGACAAGCCCCATGCCGAGGCCTGGCGCCGCTGGTCCGACAGCACCGCCTGCGATGCCGAGGGCAAGCTCGACCTCTATGGCCTCCAGGCGCTGGTCATGCGCGCCGTGGTGGAGAGCGGCGAATGCTTCGTCCGCCTACTGCCGGCTGACATCACACCGGCCAACCCGATCGGCCTGCGGCTTCAGGTACTGGAGAGCGACCACCTCGACACGGCCAGGCAGGGCGTGATCGAGGGCGTCCCCACCCTGCAGGGCATCGGTCTCGGCGAGGCGGGGGAGCCGGTCGGCTACTGGCTGCACCGCGTCCACCCCGGCGCGTCCTGGGTGCTGCCGGGCGGTGCGACCTGGTTGAGCAGCCAGCGCGTGCCCGCGCGCGACGTGCTGCACATCTATCGCAAGCGGCGGCCCGGCCAGCTGCGCGACGTCTCCTGGCTGGCTCCGGTGCTGACCCGGCTGCGCGACCTCGGCGACTACGAGGCCGCGCTGCTGATGAAGGCCAAGATCGAGGCGTGCCTGGCGGCCGTCGTGTCCGAGGATGGCGACGAGGCCATGACCGGCCCGGCATCCGGCCTGCTGCGCGATGCGCAAGGCCGCACGGTGGAGAGCTTCGAGCCGGGGATGATCCTCTATCGCCGTGGCATGGGCAGCGTGGAGGTGGTGAACCCGTCCGGTGGTGGGTCGCACGCCGCCTTTGCGCGCCGCGCACTCGAAGCCTCTGCAGTGGGCACGGGCCTGACCTACGACCAGGTCGCCGGTGACCTGACGCAGGCGAACTACTCCTCGCTCCGCGCCGGCAAGATCGAGTTCCGCCGGCTCTGCGAGCAGGTGCAGTACGGGATGTTGATCCCGATGCTGGTGCGGCCGATCGCCGACCGCTTCCACGCACAGGGCGCGCTGCTCGGACTGTGGGGCGCCGAGGTGCCAGACGGCCTGTCCCACGTCCCGCCCGCGCACGAGATGATCGACCCGCTCAAGGACACCACGGCGCTGATCGCCCAGGTCCGTGCCGGCTTCGTGCCGCAGCCCGAGGCGGTCGGCGCCTTTGGCTACGACTTCCGCCAGGTGGTGGAGATGATCCGCGAGGCCAACGCCCTGCTCGACGAGGCGGGCCTCTCGCTCGACAGCGATCCGCGCCGCGTCGCCAAGTCCGGCGCCGCTCAGGATGCCGCGCAACTCGCTGCCATCGAAATCGCCGCCACCGGCGCCGCCTCGCCGCGTGCGGATGCGGGCGCTGCCCCAGGAGCACAGCCATGA